CGGCTGTCGGTCTTTTCCACGCAAGACCAGACGTTCCTGTGGCCAACCAGCACGGTCAGCCGCACACTGGGGCCGACCGGCGACTTCGTCGGCAACCGGCCAATCCTGCTGGACGACGCGACGTACCTCCGCGACCCGAGCACCAATGTCAGCTTCGGTGTCAAACTGATCAACCAGCAGCAGTACAACGGGATCGCGGTCAAGACCGTGACCTCGACGTACCCGCAGGTGCTGTGGGTCAACATGACCTACCCGGACATCGAGATGTACATCTACCCGGTGCCTACGCGGCTGCTGGAGTGGCACTTCATCTCGGTGGAAGAACTTACGCAGCCGGCCACGCTGGCCACCACGCTGGCGTTCCCGCCAGGCTACTTGCGGGCGTTCACGTACAACTTGGCGATGGAAATCGCGCCTGAGTTTGGTGTCGAGCCGTCGCAACAAGTGCAGCGCATTGCGATGACGTCCAAGCGCAATCTGAAGCGCATCAACAACCCGGATGACATCATGAGCCTGCCGTACGCGCTGGTGGCCACTCGCCAGCGGTTCAACGTGTACGCAGGGAACTACTAAGCCGTGAAAACGCCGATCCTCGGCTCCAGCTACGTTGCTCGCAGCGTCAATGCTGCGGACAACCGCATGGTCAACTTGTTTCCCGAAATCGTACCGGAAGCAGGCAAAGAGCCGGCGTTTCTTAGCCGAGCGCCAGGCTTGCGGCTTCTTGCTTCCCTAGGCGGCGGGCCTATTCGTGGGCTCTGGGCGTTTCAGTCTGACGCTACTGCGGCGTTTGTCGTTTCCGGCAACACGTTGTACAAAATCAACACCAGTTGGGTTGCCACCGCGGTAGGCATTGTCACCGGCTCGGGGCCGGTGTCCATGTCGGACAACGGCACGCAGTTGTTCATTGCCTGTGGCGGCCCCAGCTTCATTTACAACAACGCCACAGGCGATTTTGCCGAGATCACAGACCCCGACTTTCCTGGCGCGGTGACGGTCAACTACCTTGACGGGTACTTTGTTTTCAACGAACCTGGCAGCCAGCGCATCTGGATAACAAGCCTGCTAGACGGCACATCAATCGACCCTTTGGATTTTGCAAGCGCTGAAGGCTCTCCAGACGGCCTAGTGGCAATATTGGTTGACCACCGAGAAGCGTGGCTATTTGGCAACAACAGCGTCGAGGTGTGGTACGACAGCGGCGCGGCTGACTTTCCGCTGACGCGCATTCAAGGCGCGTTCAACGAAATCGGCTGCTCGGCGCCTTACTCGGTCGCCAAGCTCGACAACGGCATCTTCTGGTTAGGATCCGATGCGCGTGGGCGAGGTATTGTCTACCGCGCCAACGGCTACACCGGACAGCGCGTCAGCACGCACGCGGTGGAATGGCAGATTCAGCAGTACGGCAATCTGACGGACGCCATCGGCTACACCTACCAGCAAGACGGGCACAGCTTCTATGTGCTGGTGTTTCCCGACGCGAATACGACTTGGGTGTACGACGTAGCCACGCAGGCATGGCATGAACGCGCCGGTTGGAACGGCACCGCATTTACGCGCCACCGTGGCAACTGCCAAATGGCGTTTAACGACGAGATCGTCATTGGCGACTACGAGAACGGCAACATCTACGCATTCGACCTAGACGTCTACGCCGACAACGGTGACGTTCAACGATGGCTGCGGTCGTGGCGAGCGCTGCCTACGGGTCAGAACAATCTGAAGCGCACCGCGCACCACACGCTGCAGCTTGACTGTGAATCGGGAGTCGGGCTTAACGGTTTGGACCCCCTCGATCCGGTTCCGGCTGTAGACGAAACGCTGTCGTTGAACTTTACCGCGCAGCTTTACGAGGTCTACGAAGAGCCTGTTTTCACCCAAGGCGTCAACCCCAAAGTCATGCTGCGTTGGTCGGACGACGGTGGGCACACCTGGTCGAACGAGCATTGGTCTGAGATGGGCCGGATTGGTCAGCACGGGCGCCGCGTCTTCTGGCGTCGTCTGGGCATGACCATGAAGTTGCGCGACCGCGTGTACGAGATCAGTGGCACTGACCCGGTGAAGATTGCCATCACGGGCGCTGAGTTGAACATCAGTGGCACGGCGGCATGAGCAGTCCGCCCAACATAACGACGATCACGCCCCCGCGCGTGCCGTTGGTCGATCCGCGCACGGGGATGATTTCGCGGGAGTGGTATCGGTTCTTTCTGAATCTCTTCACGCTAACCAGTGACAACGCCAACGCTGGGACAATCGAAGACCTAGAAAAAGCACCGCCTGTTACGGATTACGGATCGACGGTTGCGGCGCTGCAGAATCAACTGGAGACGGCGCCGTACGCAGTCGACTATGGTTCTGTTTTGGCGAGCGTGCAGACCGAAGTCGAGACGGCGCCTTTGGCAATCGACTACGGGTCGGCTATCGCCACGTTGCAAAACGAACTGGAAACTGAGCCGCCTACATCCAACTTCGAGGCTTCCTTACAGCAGTTGCGATCCGATCTTGAGATCGGCACTCAGCCGCCAGTAATTCCAACCACGCCTCAAAACTACGGGACGCTGCCAACAGCTATCACTGTAACGGCGTCTCCCTTCACCTACATCAATCAGACTGGTGGTGATGTTGACGTGATCGTTAGCGGAGGTGGAATCTCGCTGTTAGAGTTTTCTAGAAACGGGGCCACGTTTTACAGCACGGGTAGTTTCTACGGGATGTTCTCCCTTTCACCGTATGATCGCTTGCGAGCGACGTACGTGTCTGCGCCAACCATGACCCTTGTTCCGAGGTAATCTATGCCCACGACCTTGTCCCCCGCGCCGAAGCTGCAGTTCTTCGACAGCAACGGCAACCCTCTTGCTGGCGGGTTGTTGTACTCGTACGCTGCCGGCACGACCACGCCGCTGGCCACGTACACGGATTCCACGGGCGCCACCACCAACGCCAACCCTGTCGTCTTGGATTCGCGTGGCGAAGCAAACGTGTGGCTGGGCTCCGCGTCGTACAAACTGGCGCTGTACACCAGCACCGGCGTGTTGATCTGGACCGTGGACAACATCGACGGCGTCTCCGCGCTGACCACGCTGGCCGGCTCTGGCGGCTCTAGTCTGGTCGGGTTCATCCAGTCGGGCACCGGCGCGACGGCCACCACCGTCCAGGCTCGCCTGCGGCAAACGCTGTCGGTCAAAGACTTTGGTGCGACAGGTGACGGCACGACCGACGACACAACGGCCATTCAGAACGCATTGAACGCGGCCACCGGGCGCGGCGTGTACTTCCCTGCTGGCACCTACCGCATATCGACCACATTGGTTGTGAAAACCAAGACGACGTTAGTCGGCGACGGCATCGGCAAATCTATCATCAAACTGACGGCGGGTTTTGGCGCGAGTGTGACGGGCATCCGCAACGACATCATCACCGGAACCGCAAACGTCTATTACGACACCGATCTTGAGTTTTACGGGCTGACGTTCGATGGCAACAACAACGCAACCCGTACAGCGGAATTGGTTGCGATATTGAAGGTGCAGAACGTCATTTTCTCCAACTGCAGCTTCCAGAACCACACCAACATTGCGCTTGCAATGACGGCAAACCGTAACATGACGGTGACGGAATGTTACTTCACCAACAACGGTCGCCCGCGCCCGTCCACCATCAGTGCGCCAGCGTTGTGGATTGCCACATCGGTGCAAGGGACACCGTTTGATGTCCGCGTAGAAAACAACTACTTCTACGCCAACAACTGGTCGGCGGCGTACTTCATGCCGACGCGTGGTTCGTTCAGCAACAACAACTGCGTCAACAACGGCGAATCCACGCTGTTCTGCAACGACACTGGCGCGTACCTTCGCATCGAAAACAACAACATTTCGGGCGCTGTGCGGTCAAACATTTCCGCGTCTGGAATCGAGTGCGGTTCTCCGTACACCATCATTGCTGGCAACACCATCGATTCATGCGCTGCAGAAGGTATTGCGCTGACCGACGTTCAAAACGTCACCATCGCTGACAACCTCATATTCAACAACGGTCAAGAACCTGCATATTACCCATTTGCAAACGGCATCACCATCATTGGTACTGTCGCAGCGCCGAATCAGCCGGATCACATCCAGATTCACGGCAACCGGATTGGCGACCGCCAAGGCACGAAGACTCAGTACGCTGCTGTCGGATTCGGCGGGACTGGCGCAGCATGCACCAACGTCGCCATCTACAACAACGACTTCACCGAGCAGAAGACGGCGACGTACTACAACCTGACGGCGGCGCGATTCGGTACGGGCTGCTACACGTTGAACAACTACGACAGCAGCGGTACTCTGCTGCCGCCGTTCAAGTACGTTCAGTTCACGTTGAACGCTGGCGCTGGCGCGCAAGCGATTACGGGGGTCGGATTTCGTCCGCGCGGCATTCGCATTACTGCGGCGTTGGCTTCAACGACTCAAGCGTACACTAGCATAGGCGTCCACGATGGTGCGGCAGGTACTGCCATTTTCAGTTCCGTGGACGGTTCAGGCCGACGCGGCGGCAATGACACTGGCATCATCAACATCAAAGACAGCGGCGGCGTACAAGTGGCGCGAGCGCAGATGCAGTCCTACGACATTGATGGCTTCACCGTAAACGTCACCACAGGCAACTCGTCCGTGGTGTGCAATGTCGAGTGCTTCCCTTAAGGAGTCAACATGACCGTCACCGTCAAAGTTCTTGTCTTTCCCAAGAACGCCGAAAACATCCAGTTCACGCAGTACACCGCCACAGGTGTGACGGCGATCATCGACAAGTTCACCGCAACAAATTACGGCGCGTCGGCGGCGACGATCAGCGTCAACTTGGTCACGGTGTCGGACTCTGCCGCCAATGCAAACTTGATCGTCAAGACGAAGTCGTTGCAGGCCGGCGAGACGTACACGTTCCCCGAGATCGTCGGCCAAGTGCTTGCGCCTGGCGGGTTCATCTCTACAATCGCCAGCGCGGCAAACACCATCAACATCCGCGCTTCCGGGCGCGAGGTGACATCGTAAGGATCACGCCATGTTTCAATTTCTGATCCCTGCCGCCGCGACGTTGATCGGCGCCAAAATGTCGGGCGACGCTGCCAAGTCAGCCGCGCGGACGTCTGCGGAATCTGCAGACAAGGCCACTGCGCTGCAGCAGCAGATGTACGAGGAGAACATCGCTCGTCAGCAGCCGTTCCTGCAGACCGGCACCGAGTTCTTCAACCGTCTGGCGGCGGTGCAGCGTGGCGGCCCCGAGGCGCAGAACTTTTTGCAGATGGATCCCGGCTACCAGTTCCGTCTGAGCGAGGGTCTGAAGGCGCTGGACCGCCAGGCCGCGGCGCGTGGTGGACTGATCTCAGGTGGTGCGTTGAAGGCCGCGCAGCGGTACGGCCAAGACCTCGGATCGCAGGAGTTCGGCGCAGCGTACAACCGTCTGGCCGGCCTGGCTGACGTCGGCCCCCGCGCCGCAGGCGTGATGAGCGGTCTGGGCCAGACCTACGCCACCAACGTCGGCAACATGATGTTGGGTCAAGGCCAGA